TGAGAATGGGAACTTACGCTCATTCCATGATTTTAAAAAGGCAGTGCTCGGTACCTCCATTAAAGCCGATTATAATCGCAGATGGTTGCAAACCGAGTATAACACAGCCGTTAGATCCGCTCGCCAGGCTGCAAAATTCAAGAAGTATAAAGCAGTCAAGCATATTTATCCAAATCTTGAATTTACGCCCTCTACAGCTGCCACACCACGCGAGGAGCACAAGGAGTATTACGGCACCATTTTACCCATTGATGACCCGTGGTGGGACTCACACACACCTCCACTCGACTGGGGATGCGAGTGCGGTATCCGAAATACGGATAAAGATGTTACCGGTGTTCCTGTGGATATCGCTTCTGTCGATCCTGTGTTTGATAACAATCCGGGTAAGACTGCCGAAATCGTAAATATGAAAGAGCATCCGTATGTGAAGGGGGTACCTGTTGAAATAGCTAAAAAAATCAGGACTACGGCTGATAATTTAGCTTCAAAGCACGAGCTAATCAAAAAATTCAAGAACGGTGGGCGGGTATTCTCACATATTTTTGTCGACAAAAAAGCTTCGGACTATAAAGATATCTTAACAATATCAGTTGAGTTTGCACGCGATGGTAAAACTGTCGTAATAACACCGAAACTTCACCATAAATCTATTGAATATCAAAGTGTATATAGGGATCTATTAAATACAAAATACAGTCAAAAGTGTCCTGACATAAAAGTGGATAATTCTTTCTACGAATATGAATCCTATGCGCCTCCCTTCAGTGCGAGAAAAATATCCAACATGATTAAAAGAGGTGCAGCACAAAGTCCAAAAATTATTATCAACAACAATAAAGGGGCATCAGACAGGTATATACGAAGGAGTATTATAAATCGTATAAATGATAAAAACTTTAAACATGAAATTGAGGAGGTGTGGATTTATGAAAAAGGAAAAATAAGGTTACTCTATAAAAAACAGTAGGGAATCAAAAAGACTCCCCCTGCAGGCACCGATCCGTAGAACGGCTAAGTATTTCTACCTGTCGCAAAGATACACAACATTTTAATACAAACAAACATTTTTCAAAAATATTATATGACACCTGAAGAATTTCAAAGAGTATTAGCCGCTAAAATGGATGAAATAAAGCGTTACCGTGACGAGGATCTACCGCACGTGATTGGTAAGGAAGCTGTTGATCACTTTCAGGATTCTTTCACTAATGAAGGCTTTACGGATGAAACTGTTGAGAAATGGCCTGAGGTGGAACGCCGAAAACCGGATAGTCCATGGTATGGTTTTTCAACTCTTACCAAAAACAGATTTTCACCAACGCGCGCTACAGACAGGATACTCACCGGAGAAACAAACGAGCTGCGCAATTCTATTGATTATACCGTAAGTCCGGGCAAAGTAACTGTAGGTACAGACAAAGTCTATGCAGCCGTACACCAGTTTGGGCAAAAAGCCATGATATTCGGTAAAAAAGCTTTTACCATGCCTAAACGACCATTTATAGGCAAATCGGCAAAGCTTCTATCAAATATACAGGACAAAATAGAAAGAGATTTATCTCGCATTTTAAAATAGTATTTAAACATTAATTAAAACAACAATGAAAACCCTATTTTTAGCCGTTACAGAGCAACTGTCCAGCTTGGATATATTCAAATATATAGATATGGATAAAGGGCAATTAGACCGTACAGGGATACGTCCCGCAGTGGCTTTTCCATGCGCACTGGTAAGACAATCGTTTTCTTTTGAAGAGCACAGTGCCGGCGTTAAAAACCGTATCGGACAGGTTCGTATCCGCCTGGCTTTTGATCAGCCGGTTGACAGAACATCTGCTCTTGTTCCGGAGGGTGCACGCGAGGCATCACTCGACTATATCAATAAAGCTGAAGAAGTATTTGAAGCGTTTCGCAGCTTCGATACGGACGAGTACACTTCCTTTGAGGTAAATGAATTCCTGCAGGAAGACAGGAACGACGGTTTGGTAGTGATACGAATGAGTTTTAGAACGAACAGGTTGGATGTGGAGTGATTACAAATTAAATACTAAAAATATTGATTTCATTGTTCTATTATTTTTAAAAGTTCGTCCAAAAGTTCGCTTTCGGCTTGTTCATATGTGCTAAAGGTATTTTCAAAATATTCAATATACTCGTAATCATCTCCATCTAAATCATAGCTAAGAAATTCAATGATAAAATAAAAATCGCCGTAACCGATAGGCACAACCCCACTATTGTATCTTTTCACATCCCTAAACCACTTCAAAGCAAGCGCGACAGTGGGAGCGGACCATGCTTCTGAACTTTCTTCACAATCCATTTCAAATACTTTATTAGTAGGATGATTGAAATTATCGAAGTATTCATACTCTTCTAATACTCCTTCAAATATGTAACAAGCATAACACTGCCAACCAAATCCTAATTCTTTTAATTTCTTCGCTTGCTCAAAAGTCACAAGCTGTAATTCGTTTGTTTTCATATCCAAGTTGAATTTAATTTAAACACATTTTTATTCTAATTTAATTTCATAAAAGAGGCCTCGTTTAATATCGGGTTTATAGCCGTTGGTCTCGAAAGTCAAAACTTTCATTCCTTGTCTATTCCTGAAAAAATACTTATTCCCACGTCTATAATAAAATTCAACTTCAAGATAAACATGGGAGGGATTTGTAAGGATATTTTTGTCTATAGATCTATCCTTACTGTCTTTAAAAACAGGTAGTTCAATAAAACTATTTGCGGCTGTATTCCGAATATCTATATTTGTTATTCCTAATTCCATAAATTTATTATTGTTTATTCAACCGGTTGTAAAACTCACGAGTTTTCTTGTCAGTTTCGATAATTCCTTTAATGTGCTTAATACCACTGTGCACGGTAGAACGGTCTCTGTTATAGATAGCCCCTATTTGCTCAAGGGTGTAACCAGCTTGTTGCAACATCAGCCAGCTCATTTGCCGAGCTTCAACAACCTGTGGACGGCGCGATCTGCCATGCAGTTCAAAATCAGTGATATTGTAAAATGAAAGAATGTCGGTAATCATTGTCCTAATTGATATGGTTTACGCCTGTTTTCTTCGACCTCGTGAAGTGTGATATCCAATTCTGCATCACGATCTACCAAGGTGCCAGCTATGGCTTTGGCTTCGTTAACGCTCATTTGGTCTTTTACGTGCTTGGGCAGTGATTTTATAAACTCAACCTGCACCTTGGCAACGCTGATGATGGTGTTGCATAGGTTTTTAATTTCTGCCGCTGTTTTCAGGTCTATTTGTCCTGCTTTAAGATTTTTTATGGTGTCCATCGCTTCTCTACGAACATCTACCAATGTTATTCCCGTGTTTGTGCTCATAATTGTTTATTTTTTTAGTTTATTAATTTGTCTGGCGTACATGCTGTTTTCATTTTTAAGCTGATCGTGTCTGCTAATCAAATACAGGTTCTCGATGGAGCAATTCATGGGGTTACCATCCTTAAATTGGATATTACACCCCGGAGGGATACGTCCATAGTGTTCTGCCCACACCAAACGATGCTTCATTTCCCATGTAGATGGGTGTTTGGTCTTGATTTCTATATAGCCATCCCTTGTTATTCGTGTGCTCCCATTCTTCCTGTAGTTGCGCGGCAAATTTCCTTTCTTAAAACGTGTTTTTTTATTCGCTCAATAGAGGCTTCCGACATATATTCTTTTTGTCTTTTTCCTTTATTGAAGGGTACATTTCCTTTGTCAAAATAACCGGTGCGTCCGCTTTTAATTCCATAACGTTTTGCAGTGGATGTAATGGCTTTTTCCGAGCGATTGAATATAAGGGCACACTCTTTTCGTGTATGTGTCTTGTAAAGCTTCCTAAGCTTATCTATGTCCTCCTTACTCCAAGGTTTACAATGTTGTCCGTGTGTCATTGTTTAAAATAATTTCAATTGATTTTTATCTTCCTGTTGTTTGTTTTCTTCGTTGTCCGTACTGATACCGAGATACCGGTAAAAGGTACGTTCACTCATGGGATAGACCTTTGAGACGATATTGTAAAACACCCAGCGCTTACAGCGATCCTGCCTGCCGGGCTGGTAATGCTGAGCGGTAAGTTCCTGAACCTTTTTGGCTCTTAATACAACGTTCTTTTGGGTTTTCTGTGCCATTTTTCAGATAAGAAGCTTGTCGCGTATCATTTCTCTTATTTCGTACCAGTCGGGAGGCAGATTGATCAGCCCTTTGTCATCTATATAAATATCTGCGAATATCTTTCGTGTGTCTCTTCCTCCGTACCTTTTCAAATTGTCAGGGCAGCTTTCGTTGATATGGTGATAGCGTATGTTGTTTTTCACCAGCCACTCAACCGCCCTTGCCAGTGCAATACCCGATCGTGATGTCCATATTATGATTTTGTTCCCCCCGGCATAAAGCTCGTTGATAACTTCTCGTGCTCCGGGTACCATCTTCCCGATGTCAGGAAAATGGTCTTCCACTATGGTCCCGTCAAAGTCTATTGCTATTATCATTTCAGATGTTGGAGAAATTAAGTTCTACAGACTCATGTTTATCTCCATCCTCTTTCAACCATATCCGGTAATAGGTTTTTGAATCCGGACGGCGAATAGCCTGCTGTATCAGTCGGCAGGCTTCACTGAAGAGCGGGTGATTTACTTTCGACTCGTAGCGTGTAAGCGGCGTGATCTTCTTGGGATCGAGCTTGCCGTTACGCGTCTCAAAAGCGGTCATAATCATTTCTTTTGCAAAGTCGAACTTACTCTCAATGGCTTCACGCAGGAACTCATCCAAGCGTTCTTTAGCTGCAGCGATGGTAAGATCGTCAAAACGCATTGGTTCCGATATGTTTCTCTCAACTTTGATTGATCGGTCGAAGTTAAACAGAGTGATATTACCCTTGTAGGCGATTTCGTTAATGCCAAGCTCTCCGAAGCTCGCCTCTTCCATCTCCTCGCACGCCTGTTTTAATTCGTCTTTAAAGGCTTTTAAACGGGCGTTTAAATCTTGCGCTTTTTTAAGTAACTGCGCCGTCTTTCTCTCGCGCAGCTTTTCGGCTTTGGTTACCCTTGCCACAGGTATCTGAACGCCGTTCTCGTCCGTCCAGAAGTTTTCTTTTGTCTGTATCATGTTATTTTACAATTAAATAGATTATTAATGTCCAAAACACCAGGCACCCCAAAAGGATAAGTGGTAAAATATTATATTTAGGTTCCTGCGCATCGATTAGTTCTACGTCCATATTCTCCATGACGTCCGTAACATCTTTGAGTATCTTGTAATCGCAGTTTACATCTATCGGCGAATTGCAGCCTACACCGCTTGTGTTTTCGTCGAAAAAGCAGCATCCAGCACATGAAAATTCATCCGTGCCGATGGCTTTGTACACCCTGCCTTCGTGTCTTAAAAAATCTCCCGCTCCGGGATTAAACGTTTTTGTTGTGTTCATATAAAATTAGATTAGTGAAATATGATTAATAATAAAATGATTGCTAAAACTGTCTGTATAATCCAATATGGCCATTCAGGCTCATCAGGTGATGGATATATGTATCTGTCTGTACTCATTTTTTTAAAATGTTATAGGTTGACATTTCCTTTATTCCGTAATTCTTAGACAGAGCGGGCTGCTGCCGCATCTGAATGAGTTTTGCCTCCAAACTGTGTATTTCGGAGGCTATCTTATCTCTATCTGTGATAGAACTCGCACACAAATAATCATCGTAAAGCTCTGTAATCCGTCTGTCGATATCGAGCATCGCAGCTTCCGTTTGCTGCTTTTCTTCCTGTTTGGCTTTCGTTGACATCAGTTCATTGTTGTTAGTTCATGAATACGTTCTTTGGTCATCTGCGTTACAGACTCCAGGTCCTTACGCATTTTATTAAAGGCATTGTACAGCGAGCGAAGCCTGTCGTTGGTTATCCGGTTGAAGTTATCCACCTTACCCGCCCTGCAGGCTATTGCCTTTATCTCCTCCATTGGCGGATACACACCGCTCATCGCATGGCGGTAACCGCTGATTGAAGCAATCAGCCGCTTACGAAGTTTATCAGATTCAGCCTGCGCCGGATTGACAATCCTGTCGGTTTTTATGCACAATTCCGTAAGTTCGTAGACGGTGAGGTCTCTGGTACTCTCCACCCCATAACCGGCGAGCATGGCTTCCTTTTCGCTGTTGCCGATTCCTCCCCTGGTAAGAAGTGTGTGAAACTTCTTTATCAAGGCGTTTTTTTGTTTTTCCGTAAATGTTGTTGTCATAATTCCCGTGAATTTTATAGTTTACTATTTAATTTGTCTATTTATTATGAAAACAGATTATCACATACACAATAACCAAAATCAATCAGCTCATTGAGCCATTTACATTCCGCTGCAGATAATTGTCTGTCCCTTTTTATTACCATTCTTTCTTTTGTAATTACGGTATTTTGCTTTTTTCGAAGGTTATAATGAATTCTATATCTCCTTCTTTGCTGTTTTGCGTTCATAGTGATTTATTTTAAATTCCATAATTTTTCTGCTGCTTCCTCCCATATCACATAAGGCTCACCCCCTCCATATCGGCTCTGTGCAAAAGCTTTAAAATTTTCTACCAGTATCTTTACTGATGCATCATATTTGATTGAGCGAGCCACTTCTCCTTTTGGCTCCTTTCCATCGGCGTGTGATATAAAGATGAACAGTTTGCTTCTAAAGCTGTCTTTAAGCTCAATGTATTCCTTGTATCTAAGTCCGGTATACTGTAGTGAATCAACGATTATCACCTGTGCTGATCGCCTCTTTGAAAGCCTTGCTTTTAAAGAGGGTAAAGGCTCTTTATCCAAAAAGACAATGCTACCCTGTACCTCTTCAAAACCTATTTCGGCAATAGCCTTTTGCAGCGAGGTGGACAATCCCTCTTCCAATGAATCGTACGC